TTTTTTTTTTTTTTTTTTTTTTTTTTTTTTGAAATGTTAAAAACAAAATTTTGTTGGATTATAAAAAGAAAAATTATAAAATGATTAAATGCTATATGTTGGCGCTGCGTGGCATTATGCACCACGCTTCCTCAGAAATACATTGAGTTTCCGCGCCAGAGTTTATAATGATGATTATAACGTCGCACAACTATAGGCGTTGTGCGTCCTCGGGAGTACATCGAGTTTATACGTTATGTGATAATGTGCCCGTGCTAACGGGGATCTAATGTACCAGCCCGTTGCTATAGGCGCAACAGTTCCTCGGTAATACATCGAGTTTACACTGGTATGGTCAGGGTGGATTGCGGTTATCTGCGTGTGTTAGTCATAAGCATGCTACACATAAATATGAGGATGCCTATAAAGATAAGTGAGGACGCTCCTCCAAAAAGGGCGAACAGCCAGCTCCAGGATGTAGTAGAGACGGCTGATCGAAACTCCTGGTCGTTCTTGTGTGGCGTCTTGACAATGTGGTCAGCAGGTGGTTTACACTCTGCATGGCAAGTGGTTTTCTTACCGCACAGCGAAATGACGAAATTGGCTTGCGGGCTGGCGGTACTGAAGTGGACTGTGACAGTGCCTGACTGCACTACATGAACTGTAGATTCCTGAAGGGATGCGGTACTGGAGTGCGAGTGGACCGGGCATTGGCCCTCTCGATCTGACGTATATTGTATGGAGGCCATACCGCCGTAATCTGCTGAGTAGATGCACTCACTCACTGTGCATGTGGCCGCTGATATCAGGGGTGCATCCGATATGCGCATGAAGGCCGCATTCGGGATGTCCAGCGAAATGGGGATGTTTCCATATGCGCAGTCAGAGGCACGTAGTGGGTTGGTCTGTACTTTGCATCCAAAAGGGGCCGTCTCCTGCAGTGGTCTACCGGAGTTATTCTTCCACATCTCGAAGCCGGAGGCCGCCTGGGTGTAGGGAACATGTACGTTCCTCGCTATCGGTCGAAGGAGGCGGATGTCTGTATTGGCCACGAGATCGTTGCTGGTCGGGGAAGATGCTTGGATGTCTCCAAACACTCCCGGTTTCATAGCCCCAAACTCTGGAAAGTCGTAATTGTACACCATGCCCTTATAGACTACCACCTTGGAGTCAAACGGTGAGAACGCTGCTGAAATGGGGCCGGCAATTACTTTAAGATCTTTTGATGTGCCGGGCGTAACTCCGTTTACAAACACGTCGAGCATCCCTGTCGTGTTTCCATAGGTGATCTTCAGGCCGACCTTCATAGAGGATGTGTGTACTTTGAGAGCTTGCGCATGATCAACAGCACAGTCTGATGACCTCTCTACGTAGGCTTCACTCATCTGGGTGTTTTCAGTGTCACAAAAGCATTGCGCTCCTCCCCACATGAAGGGGTAAACGCCTCCAAAAGTTTTGCAGTTGTAGTCTGCTAGTGCCGATGGTTTGCATTCAAGTGCACCGCAGCACTTCACCTGCGGCGACGGAACCACAGTGGTGTACTTACACGTAATGTACTCCTGTTGGACTGATGGTATAATGACAGATGACACCACTGTGATTTCAAGGTTAAGAGGCGCATATCCAGCGCGTTCTACGAGGGCCTTATACGGTATTTGAGGCACGTTGGGAACAGTGGTCGCATGTTCGTAGGCGTCTGCCTTCGAGAGGTAGACGCCAGCAACCAATAAAAAAGGAATGCAGCATGAGCAGCAACGCGCTGCAAGAATAAGGGCAGCCAATGGGATCAAGAGCTGTACCCAAAAGAAAGGCTGGCTATTCCCCCAAAGGTACGACATGGTCTCAGTGAAACTTTCAGCATTGGTGGGTCTAATGCAGCACAGGAGAGCCACGGATGTTGGAATGACTGCATTAGGAGCCAGCGCATATGGGGTCAAGCAGTCCCTACGTGCTTTGCAAAACAAAATGGCTACGGTGATGATGCCTGCCATTACTGCAATAAGGGATGCGGTTGTGATCAAAACGGTGTGGATAGGGTGCCGGTGGTAATAGTGCTGGATAATCTCATGTGGCCAACCATGTGGGTCGCCTGGTGCTGATTCTTGGGCCCACACTCTTACGGGGTCATGGTTGCCCCACGTGTATTCAAAGCCTTCTCTGGTAACGGTGAAGTTCCTGGTGGCTTTTCCTGTAATCCATTCTGATGTGGGGTGAGGGTCACTTCCCAGCTGTCTAGTGGACAGCAATGTCGGGTGGTCAGTGTCTAGCTGGAGGCTGATTTGTTTGAAACTGTACACCACGGAAGGCTCGTGGGCCAGTGGCACAAGGCATTGGCCTGGCGTCAGTTTAAACGGTAAATGCAGCTTACCCTTGGCGGTGTGATCAGCGTGTCTGATTAGGTCTGGTGAGTTGAACACCCATTTTGTCTGATCGCTCTTATATGCTATGCACTGTTTAATAGCAGTGCATCCAGGAATCTCAGTACGGGTGCTGACTGTAGCGGTTTTGTATTCGCCGCATTTACACTCGTATGCGATGTTCTTGCCAGAGGGCGGTTTGGCATATACCTTATTCGATGCCAATTCAAGGTAGGAGGTGTAGGCGTGCGGGCCTGGTCTGTGCATAGTGATATAACCTGCCGACGTGTCTTTCAGTCGGTCGTACACCAAGCACGGGATGTTACGCCCGTGGGCAGGCGGCATGTCATATTTTTCTCGACCAACGACCTTCTGCTTAATTTTTCGAGCAAGGGTGCACGAGATTGCTGATGAACTGCTGGCTACACTCACTGTGACGCTGTCTCCTGGAGGGCACTTAGCTAAAAGGAAGTACCCTTTAAAGTTGAGTCGCAGACACGGTCCGGATGTACGGATCTGGATGTCGTCCATGGATCCCTCCTTTACGGTATGGTCTTGCTCGTGGGACATATACCTGAACTTAGTGTTGTCTGCGGCTCCATTCTGGTTGTAACCGAATTGTGCTGATGTCTGGATTCGAATGGTGCCGTCGTCTGCGTCATCCCATACCTGCTCTATCTTAATAGGACTGAAACAGGGTTCGGTGTGATGGCAGTATGAGCAGGTGCCTAGGTATGGGCTGGTCAGAGTAAAGTCGTCTGTGATGCTTCGTTTATGTCTTCTAGAACTGCAGCGGGTAATGGATGTCAGGAGTGTGTCATAGAGTGGGTGGTCGACGTTCTGCTCTAGTATGTCTAGAGTGGTGGCAGGGTTCACGTTGTAGCAAGTCGGCGGTCGATCACACGGAAATGTCATGTTTCCGATGAGGCAAAGAGTGGTGATGGCGGCTGCTGCTGACCACTCTTCAGTGCCTTCGGGGGTAGTCTTGATCGTCTTACCTTTAGCATTCCACGTGACAACAGATAGAGCCGTTCTGGCTCCTTCATCTGCTCCGCCGAGAACGATGGCTACAACTTTGCCTGTGTTGTCCATAATTGGGCGTCCGCTATCTCCCTTTCCACCTACGCCTCGAGGGACAGTAAATCTTCCGCCGCTATATTGCACTGCTCCATGGTGCCAGTTGTAGAATCCTTCCGGGTGCTCGCTGGTGTAGTTAAATGCTTCGCTTTTCATGTTAACAGGTAGCGGGGCGAACTCCATGTCGTATGCTGACGATTTGGTGAACTTCAGCTTTGACAGTACGGGGTGGTCTATGGTTCCTTTCACATGCAATGGCTTCATTACTTTGCCTTCCATAGCGAGGGCATGGCCGACGACGTCTCCTTGTTCATTCTTGACGTCAAATAGTCTGTCGGCTTCAAGTTTGAGGACCATTCGCTGTCGTTTGCCGGGTTTCGGTTTAGTGGGCTTCTTCGGTTGCTTCTTGGTCGGCTTCTCTTTCTTCGGTGGTGGCGGCTGCTTCTTCTTAGGTGGTGGTCTTCTCGGTTGTTGTCTGGCTCTAGGCGGTTGAGTTCTGGCAGATTGTCCAATAACTAAAGCGCTGACTGCTGATGTCAGCTGCTGAATTTGGTTTGCCAAGCCGAAGCGAGGCGCTTGGAATGCGGGGGCCGCTGACCTCCTTCTCCTGGGCCTCCACGCGATGGAGGGTGCAGGGAAGGGGCGGCGGCCAAAGTTTTGGAAAAATGGTCTGTTCATGTCAGTTTGCAGTACTGTTTTAGTCAGATAAAAATGTGTAATGCACTGACTATTTAGGACCGCCGTAGAGCTGTCTTATTTCTCCTCGTATAGTCTGGAAGGCCTTTTTGCTTTGAGCGAATGTTCTAAGCGCGTATAGAACGGGTGTAATATCTTCTACCTCGTACCTGGTCGATACGGCAACTGCGAGAGTGTTCCTAATTCCTACCCGGAACCATGCTTTGGTTTCGTCCATAAGGGCACGTCTTCTGTCTTCATCTTGCGTGTCCTCCGCGGGTAGTGGTTTACCTAGTTTAAAGAGCCTCTTAAGCGGATCGGCGACGCGACATGTGGTTAATGTCGTCTCATCTTGAAGGATGAATCCACCACAAAAATATGGAGGTCTGATGCCTATGACGGCGTCGATGATCTTCACTTCCATGTTAAGCCAGGTAGCGCATCTTTCTGCCATTTCCTTGTCAGACACTACGCCGTGTATTATGTTGTCATCACCGATGAATGCGGCGCATCGCGACTCTTTCAGTCTATGCTCTAGGACCCTGCTGGCGATTACAACATTCAGCACAGTGTTGACAAACAGGGTGAGGAACATTCCAGATTTCATCATCGATCCAAATTTGAATCTCGTACCTGTCGGGAGATGCGTCGAGGAGATTTCGCCGAACGCACATTCAATAAGGTCTAAAAGGGGCTGGTCGACACCCAAGTCTTCAAGGATCATCAGGCCGGTCAGGGCCATGGCGTCGTCCTGACTTTTGTCGAACGACGCGATGTCGGTTTCTAAGACAGGGTCCCCATAGTTGAAATGTTCAGCTATGATAGCGTCAAAATCTTCGGCCGACATATCGAACAGGGTGTGAATGTTCGGAAGTAGTACAGCAGTCAGCCTCCTAACCAGTTCTCGGTGGATTCCGCATAAGTATGCGGTAGCTAGCGGCTCAGCGGCCTGGATGACTTGGACTTTTGGTCTCTCTTCTGTGTGTTTTGTTCCGGGTGTGACTTTAACGTCCCTCTTCATGTCCATGACAAACCTATCCATAGGAACTTCTTGCAAGGGAACTAGGTTATGAGTTTTTGCGAACAACGCCGCTGCCTTTGGTCCTTTTAGTCGCGCTACGTACGAGGTAACGAATTCAGTTGTTATTCTGATGGGTTTGTCACGAAATTCGCTCCAGTACTCGTCGTTACACGCAAATTTTTTGAAGCATTCCACGTTAAAAGTCGCTGAATCCAATGTTGGTAATTCTCGCATCTGAGTAACGTTGCAGTTTCGTTTCGTCGCGGCAATGAGTACATTCTGTAGTGTGTTCTGCATGGCGGAGGGGACAGCGCTGCGAATTTCGGGAGTCTTATATTCATGCTTCTTCGGGAAGCTCCTGAGCTTAGCTGGACAAAATGTAGCTGTGTCCAGACAAGCGACAGCGCCATCCACCATGTCTAGGTAAGCGTCGTACTCGTCGGTAATCTGGTAAGATGCGACAGTCGGATAGTTTTCATGCAGGTAGTTATTGCACACTGCGACCGCCACTTGTGCGCTATCGTAACTAACTGGTATGCTACTAGAATACAATGGTCTCGGATATGTAATTTTGTAGCACTCCGGTTGGTTAGGCTCATATGTATAAAGTTTCAGTCCTGATAATAGACGTTGGGTAGTTACTGCTTTTTGATTTTCTACTTTTCTCGATTGGTACCGACTCTTGTTGGTTTCGGTGGGCATCATCTGGTACTTCATTTTCAGTATCTCCTCTTTTTCAGCGTTGTACACGGGTGCATGGACTTTTTCCAATATGTTCCGTTCTAAAATGGTGACTGCCAGATCATTTTGGAGTACCGATTTCTTCTGGAGGTGTCCTTCACCAGTGTCCGTCGAGAAGATGTACCCACCTACCCCGGTTAGTCAATACTCCTGTCGGTTCTTGTTGCGACGTCTGCGCCCCCTACGTGGTGGCTCCGACCTGGTTTCTATCAGGCTGTTGACTTCGCCTGGTTCGAACGAGCCGAACATAAATGGTTCTGAAGTGCACTTCTTCTGCAAGTTGTCTATTTCTCCATCCTCAAATGATCCAAAAGTGATTGGTGGGTTGGATTCGATGGAGGAAATGCTAGATGCTCTTGATAGCGCCGCTAAACGTGCTAACTTCTTCTTTCTCGGCGGTGCCACCGGAGTCTGCGGGACGACGTGAATTTCCGCCTCGACCTCGACTACATTGTGGCAGTCCAAAACCGAGCTCAGTGAGGAAGTACTAGCATATACAGATGTGTCAAAGGGTATGTCGGAAATGTCGTCAGAGGTGTCGTTTACTTCGGTTAAAGAGTCTGCGGATATTATCAACTCTAACGGGTCTTGCTGACGTTGTGGGACCGGGGTCGAAACACTCGCCTGCACTGCCGGTGTCGGGTCCGGCTGAGCCGCATCGTCTTCTGTTTCTTTGGGTTCGGTTTCTATGAACTTACGTGCAGGTACAAAAGCTGGAGTCTGGGGATTAAACAAGACGATTTTTGAACACTGGATTCGTTGTACGTTCTTGATTTTATGTTTTGGAAGTGGAGTCGAGGAGCATACCGTAATTTCTTTGACATTGTTGCTTCTGAGTCTATGCACCCTCTCAGGTGTCATAGCATACATGCACAGGCAGGGTAAGGTTTTTGGCGGACTTGACGAAGGGTTGTAGTCGACGGGGCATTTTTCGCGGATAGCTTCCATGCTTTCTCCAAGGATATACATACAGATTTGCTCGTTAGCCTCAATGGTGTCTGGAAACAATACATTGATTTCTGCCATGTCTTTCGCTGCCTGGTGAAATTTAGTTCCTTCGAAGTATGAATACAGTTTGCCTTTGGTGGTGCTAAAGCCTTTACGTCCTTTCAAACAGCTGTCAGGGTGGATCCAAACCAGCTCCTCATCAATTTCCATGTCGTCGTCTTTTAGCTCCGTTACCTCTTCTTTCAATCTAAGGACTGCGTCAATTCGCTGCTGCCATTTCTTGTCAAGGCAGTATACCGTTACGTCGGCGTCCGTCCTGTCCATCGCTGTGGTCAAACAGTGCAAAGAAGTCTCTAGTCTGTCCTTCCCTGCAGCGTATATACCAGTTGATAGCAATGGAATGGCCACTGATTTGATGTTGTTCTCATTAATAATATCTGCGATGGCGTGGTAGGCATTCTGCAGCAGTTTAAGGGCTTCTTCTTCAGAGTGCTTCTTAAAATCCGGTCCGACGGCATGTATGACTTTCTTGCCTAGGCTTGTGGTCATTTTTGCAGTCCCTACTTCTGTTGCGGAACCGGTGAAGCTGTTCGGCCACTTCTTGTAAATCGCCTTGCAGACCCCTTCTCCGGGGCGTCCTAGTGCGTTGGCAGCGTTCACGACGGCTTCTTCGGTGCATTCGATGATGTTTCCTCTCCTTGATTTGTACGATGGCGCAGCACCAACTCCGTCTCTTGTTCCCTCGTACACTGACGAAACGACGCAGTTGAGGTGATGAGGTGTGAATTGACGTGTTCTGCTGTTGTCCAGTTGTCTGAAAATGAAGTACATCTCTGTATTGCTTGAGACGCACTGTGGGCGGGCCGCGGACACCCTGACGAACTTTCGTGCCAGGGCTGTAATGATGTCTTCACTGTTTCTGTCCGCGTAGCCATATGCTTTTACCACCAATGTGCCACCCGGGTTCAGGCAATTAAGGGCGGAACGTGACAGTGTCTTCATGGTGGCGGCGTGGTCTTCGCACTGTTGATAGTGGTGGTGTCTGAATTTTGTACCGATATTTATGATCACTAGGTCGTACCTCGACTGAGGCGGAAAGCCGAATGCTAAATTATAGCATTTGGTGGCTCCAAGCGTACCCAGCGGTGCAATCCATTCCACAGATTTGGTGGAATGTTCGGCAGGTGTTTCAGATACAAGCAGGATGGTGTTTTGTTTAAACTGGCGGATAAAGGCGCTTAGCTGACCTGGAGTTTGTGTTTTATACTCCGGGACAAGCGAGTGGGGCAGATTTCTGTTAAATGGCACAAGGTTGAAGCGTGACGAGACTACGCGCGTACGGCCCGTCTGTACGTCCAGTTGCACTCCTTTGTCTGCCATGCAGAATACTGGGAATCTGCGGGACAATTCAGCTACAACGGCTTTGTCAAACCCGTACTTTCGTTGGCCTGGACTGTTGTCCCAGTGCGCTGTCTTCCGGTCCCCTTCGGCGGGGTGATAAGTCAATGGGATCAACGGTTTTGAAAATATGCCGCTAGTTAAATCCATGCCAAAGAACTTTACGCAAATGACGTCTAGAGCGTATATGGCCGAATGTGGTTTGTCATCTTCAAATTGCGGAAACAAATCTGCCCACTGACATCCAGTTAGTGATATGCCAGCGGTCGATAGTATAGGTTCTAGTGCCTTCGCCCAGCACACGTTTGTCTTACAGCTGAAAGGGTTGCTGCGGGGGGCCGGGCTAGTGATAGCCTCCATTATTCCCTTGTGTTCAGCCTCCCATTCTTCGACGGTGGCGTGAAAGTTGCCTTTTGGAATGTTTGTGAGCTGCTTTATCCAAGGGTCTCCTTGTAGCGTTTTCCACACGATACGATCTTCGGTTCGTGTCAACAGTACGTTGACGTGCTCAGAAGTGATGGCATATAACGGGTTCTCGTTGACTTTCTGCCTTACGGCAAAGACCCCTTTTCGCGTCAATCCTTGTGAAGCTGCCGCAGTCATAACTTCGTGTCCTGGGTATTCAATCTGCAGCTGCTTGACCCACCCCCTGAAACACGTCAGGATAATATCTCCTGGTTTTGGTTTGGTTTGTCCGGTAATGTCGATTACGATGTTCTTGTTACATGGGTTGGTGGTGCGCATTTTTCCGTTATAGTGCAGTGTAGACACAATTGCTGTCACCGGTTGCGTGCACCGACGAGAAATGTATTTGTAGAACGTCTTCGTGCAAATGTCGCGTTCAGGGTCGTTAAAGTGGACCTTCAGCTGCATCATGTTGAAGAAACCACACTGTTTTGGGTCGCCACATAGGACCACTTTATTTCTAGGTCGGACTATGGCGATTAAGGCCAATAGGGTGCCAGCGTGGCACGCGTAAGCTTCGTCGACATACAGGATGTCGACTGACTTGTGGCAACCATTAAGCAAAACGGAGTCGACCGTCTTTGAAACGATTTGCATTTTTCGGTGTTTGAGGACGTCAGCTTCTATTTCCCGGCAGTTTTCTTTCTTTCCGCTGGTCACAAGATCCCTGGTAGTGACGATGTTTTTAATGATTGCGGATTTTCCGGATCCCGGTGTGCCGATGACTCCGATTGTTTCAACTTTATAAGGTACTGCAGGACGGGTCTTCAGCCCTTCCAGCGCCATTTCATGGTATGGCGGGTTGGTAAGTTCGCCTACTAACACAAGACCCGATGCTTCTTCTCTCTTAACGCACTTCTTCTTGTCGACATCGAAGACATATTCGGTGTCCGCCGCTTCTGCTCTCATAGCTTTATACTGCTCTTCCTCAGTATTCTTCGCGGGACCATGAACTGCAATGTGGTACAATTTCCTGTTAATGAATTCACGCTCGTTAAAAACCAGGGTTGCGCTCTCGCTAAGGGCCAAGAACTCCGGCCACGGTACGGCAGCTCCAGATGGCATCAGCACCTTCGCATCATACGGTTCAACAGCATAACGTCCAGTTCTGCCGGAGTGCGTAATGATCTTTACCTGTTCGGCAAGAGGGTGGACCGGAGAAAGTTTCTGGTTCTTTAGCACAGCAATCGGCGATACCACGATGTATTTGCCTATCAATTTGTCTGTGTCCTGCGCGATGATTTTAACATGTCCTCGGGGCGTTTCTACCAAAGCAGCTCCAATGTCGTTATCCAATCCTTCGACTTCGCAAATGACCTCGGCGGATGCGTCGATGTTCTTGTCTGCAACCAAGGGCGGGAGGGCTTTTCTCAGTTCTTCAGCCCTTGCGGTTTCGGTGGCTTCTTGTTGAGCGAATTTGGCGTTGTCTTCAACCTCTTTCGGTATGGCAAGGAGTTTCTCCTCGTTCTTGTCCTTTATCATCAATTTAATTTTTTGTCTGAATGACATAGGTAGCGACGTTGTCCATACGGATGACAGAGGAAACGCGCTAAAGGAGGCCGGGACTTTGACGATCGTCTGGGTGCCAGGTGGGCGATAAAAGGAGTGGATCTTCTTAGTTCTGAATGCCCAAAGACACCCAAACGCTAACTTCCGCTCTCTCACTCCCAGGAGTTTCTCGTTGTCAAGGTCTTCTTTCCTTTCTTTTGCCCATTTACTGAATCCTTGCGCGATAATCGGCAGCAAGTAATTCTGCATAGTGTTGGTGTTTCGGTTGGTCTTCCCGTTGATGACAATGCGCTGGTTGAGCCCAACCAGCAGTTTTTGTGCATCATCGGGGTTAATGTCAGTAGCCATGATTCCAGTCATTTGGTCACAGATAGTAGCTGGTATGTAAGTACATACGGGAAACGAGACCCGTTCCCCTTTTACTGTGTCTGTGACTTTGCACAGCAAGAATCCCTCACTGTTGTTAGTCACCGCGTATCCCACGGTTTCTCCGGTTATCCCGGGACTGATAGTCACTTTCTTGACTACGTAGCCTTCACAGCTTACCACTGTATCACAGCGGCAGGTGTATGGTTGCTTGCCTTTCAGATGAAAGACAGATGGCAAGTGCCAACTTTGCAAGTTGGCGCGGTTTTCGGGGTACAACGTCGATCCAACTGAAAAATAAACCTGGGTCCCAGGCTTCAATGACTTCTTCCTCATGATCGACAGTTTCCCTACCCTTCCTTCGCTAAGCTTTGTGCTGCATAGTCCAATGTTTCTGGCTTCGAGTACTTTCTCGTCTGCCCAATTGGTGTTGTAAGCGGGGTAGGACCCTGCCATGGCCGAGAACATGAATTGAGTGGTGTCGAACCCAATCCAATAGAGCGTGCGAACTCCTTTCATTGCCTGATGGTAGATGGTGGCAGGTGCATTGATGTACACGTCTTGCATTACCGATACTTCTGCTCGTGTAGCGCAGGTTACGTCGTTATGGAAGCATATGGATGGTGTTTCTTGGTCTGGAGTGTCCAGAACGGTTCTTAAGTCGCGGATCTTTTCGTACAACTTTTTGTTGGTTATAGATCCTGCTTTTTCTGCCAGTTTGGCGGCGTATTTCATCATGCGGTCCGGGTCTTCGGGACTACGCATGGGGCAGACGCAATGGTATTGGTGCTCGGAAAACATTCTACGAGCAGGTGCGCTGCCGATGTCCAAGATCGTCGCTGTGGTAGGCACCTCCAGCTCGATCAGTTTACTAGCCAGATGCGAAAAGGCTCTGGCATTAGCATGGTCATTTGGCGTGGCCTGCTGGGCAACTACCTCAAATTGAGGGAAGCTCTTCTGCAGTTGTGCAACGAACGGACTTTGAGGGTCTACGTCTACGTTGACAACGGGCTTCTCCATAGTGATGGTAGTGCAATTGGTCGGCTGTTTCTTTTATATAGTATGTACTATGCCGCCAAT